ATTTCGCCGGCCAAGTCATCTACTTTGATCACATCAGCCATCACCACTACTCTCCTCGCACGTTAGCTTGATCCATGTGTCTCCGGGCAGTTGGTCAACACGTTTGATGGTGTATACTCGGCCAAAGTGCTTGGTCGGAGTGCCCTCCACCAACACCGGTTGGTTGATACCCACAAACCCGATTCCCATTTCACCGCGTGTGATGTGGGTTTCCACAATACGATAATCGGCGAGGTTAAAGATGAGGTCATCCAAAAACGGGGCCCGCCGAAGCTCGAAGATGACGGTGTTCTCTTCACCAACTGCCTTGGCAGCGTAGTACCGCTCACCCCACAGCGTCTGTAAGTTGGCCCAGACCGTCTGCCAGTCTTGCCACTCTTCGACCTGATTGCCCCATTGGTCTCTCGTCACACTCCGCTTTTGGATCACTATCCGGTGCCGCAAAGTCTTGCCTAGCTCCCGCATCTTATCACGGTACGCCTGCTTCCTAAGCCCCTCCATCGGCGCTCACCTCTTCTGCGGCCACCTGCAGCTGAAGGCGGAGAATTTCTCGGGCGAAGTTCTGCTCGAAGTACTCTAGCGCGTTGCTGTAGTCGTAGCGACAGCGGTTGATAAGCAAGTCTTGAGCAGGGCCTGGTTCTTCATAATCAAGCTCTGCATCCACCAGCTTGTTCAGACTGGCCTTCGCTCTTTCTATGATGTTAATCAGCTGGAAGTCCTCATCCTCCCAGGTGATTTTGAGATGGTCCTTAACCAGGTCTAACAGCATTTAACCACCCGCTTTCTGCTCGGGTTCCTCGCCAGAGGGTTTGGGGACGGCCTCGGCAAAACCGCCCCCCAAGTTCTTCTTGATTTCGGCTAACCTTTTCTTGGTGATCTCGATTATCTGGCCCCTCCTGTAGCGCTCACCTGTATGAATGTCTCGGAAAGGCTTCAGGACTCTTACCTTCATCCTCACTCACCTTATCCCTCGGGCTCGTAGGTTACGACCAGAACGTACATCTCCACCACATTGCCGTTGGTCACAGTGATGATTATAACGTTCTGACCTTCCTCCCAAGCCTGCGTGCTGCTGAGATCGGTCGGGTCGCCGTTGAGGGTCGCCTCAATCACAGCGTTCGGGTCCGTGGCAGTAGCGGTAACCAGGTCGGCCGCATTATCAGTCTCAGCAGTATAGTAGTGAATGTTTTTGTCAAAGGCCGGGCTGATATCGATGCTGCCGTTTGCTACCTTGAGGTCGCTCAGCGTTGCATCTGGCCAGGAGACCACGCGGATGGCGGGTACGATGGGCTTCACGTTCTCGATGTCGAGCAGGATGAAGCTATTGTTGTCCAGCGGTCGGCCAGTACCGTAGAACTTGGTCAGGTAGACGCGCTCGTCTTCGAGGAAGTGATACTCATCGCTGTACTCGATACGGCCACCCTTATCGCCGATACCCATCGCCATCAAGTACCGCTTGGCCAGTCCGAGAATGGCAGTGCCCTCATCCATGTATGCGCTCTGCACAACACGGGTCGGGAAGGGGAAGATGTCGAGCACATAGCGGCCATCGGGCTGCCTGTAAATAGTAGCAGGCACGATCTTACGCAGGTAGTCCTGCGGGTTGACCACCAGCAAGACCTCAGTAATCCTACGGTTCAGACCATTCGGACCAATGGACAGGTCGGCTATGAGGGGCAAATAGGTCTCCGGCAGAAGATCCGCAATCGGCACAGGCACCTTGGCAGCGTACCCGTTAGCCGGGTCGAACTGGCTCAGGTCGCGAATCATGCCGATAGGCTCGAAGATGTCACCCTGCTCGGCAATACCCCGCCCGTTGATGATGCCGTCCTCAAGGCCGTTGGCGATGGCCTCACCAAGAATGGTGCGTACATAGCGATCCAACCAGGCAGGGCCGAGGTCGAGCATCGCCTTGCAGACAGGCACGTATGCCGAAAGCTTGGTCTGTTCCAAGTTGAGCAGCTTGAACTCTGCGTTCAGCTCCTTCTCGATATCACTGCAAAGCTTGCCCCACCAGGCGAGATGACGTCCATCCATGGTGCTGTAGAGGTACTTGATCAGCGCTGCGGTGTTCTGGAAGTTAATCACCGACAGCAGCGGATGTTCTTCGGTGATGTCCTCGAAGATGGCGTCGATGACGGTTTCAGGTAACACGTCATTGAAGCCGGTAAGAGCCTGCTTCGGGTTGTTGCTCTTCATCGCGTCGATGATCCGCTGGTAATACTCCCTTTCCTGGCTGGTCAGGACGCGAACACCGCGGCCAGCAAGGACAGTGTTGTCAACGGACTGCACCAGGCCCCTAGCCTCGGCGATTACAGCCTCCTGCACGGCGTTTGCGAATTCAACAAACGCCTCTGCAAAAACCTGCTCATCGTTGTTTTGAATGGCTTCCTTCATTTTGGCCGCGAAATCGGCCTTCTGCTGTTTAAGCAAATCAAGGTTTTTCAATTCTCTTCATCTCCTTCACTTAATTTTGAGGCTAACGCCTCCAGGAAACTGAAAAGACCCTTGCCGTCTGGCTCAGGTTCTTCAGGCTCCGAGACTGGAGCTGGACCTTCTTGTTCGGTTTCGTTTATTTGTGTCTGAAGCTTAGTTAGTAGCTGTTTTGCGAACTCTTCCAGCTGCTCTTCGGATGGCACCTGCACGTTTCCATGCGCTGTAAGCGGCTGGTTCGCTTCTTTAAAGACCATGTCGAAAATGTGTTTTCTTGCACTTTGTGTAGGCTTCTTGCTCTCACC